TGATGACTTGCAACCATTACTAATTGATTGCAATTTGGATAACTTGTCTGTTGATTTAAACCATCTTGAACAAATGTTTCAAACAGAACAACCATCTGTTTTATTATTAGTATCTGTATTAGGTTTATCACCTGATATGGATTCTATTGTTGAATTATGTAAAAAGTATGATGTAATCTTACTTGAAGATAATTGTGAGTCTCAGGGGACAAAATTTAAAGGAACCAAACTTGGTAACTTTGGATTGATGTCGTCTTTCTCAACTTATTTTGGACATACAATGTCTACGATTGAAGGTGGGGTTATTACAACAAATGACGAAGAGATTTATAATATGTTATTACAACTTAGAAGTCATGGATGGGATAGAGATTTATCAGAATCAAAACAACAAGAATTAAGAAAAGAATGGGGAGTTTCAAATTTTTCGGCTCTTTATACTTTTTATGTTCCAGGGTTTAATTTGAGAAGTACTGATTTACAAGCACAACTTGGAATTCAACAACTACTTAAAGTTGATGGGATGATTAATAACCGATTCCAAAATTTCCTTTATTATAAATCAAAATTAGAAGGTAAAACTTGGTTCCCAAAAACGTTTAGTGATGAATTTACATCAAATTTTGCAATACCAGTTATCACTAAAAGTTCCGAAGATAAAGAAAATCTAATTAAAGAATTAGAAGAAAATAACATTGCGTGTCGACCTTTGATTTCAGGTTCTATGGGAACACAACCATTTTACAAAAAATTGTATGGTGAAAATAAATTACCTAATTGTTCGATAATTGACGATAGAGGTGTATATGTCCCAAACCACGATAAAATGACAAAAGAAGATATTGACAGAGTTTGTAGTATCTTACTAAAATATTAAAATAAATGTTAAGATTTACAAAACCAGCAAGAGGTAAAGATATACACCAAAGAGGTTATTTCTCCTACATAACAGAAGGTATTATTCACATTTATAATGCAAGATTAAATCACCCAAACGAAGAATTCAAAGTATATTTTGATTTATTTGACATCTACGGATATGGGAAAGGAAACATTTTTGATGTTTGTTTTATTCAAGACACTGAAGATTATCAATCAAACTTTAACAGTTATTCAAATATTGAATGGTTAGATAGTTTAACTCGTTTTGACCCTTATGATGAAACCACATTCACAAAAGAAAAATTTGAAACATGTGAAAAGATTATTAAGGAACATTTAATATTAAACGACGAAATGAAAAATCTGTTTTCTTCAAGACACTCTCAAATTGATTTTACAAAAACAATAGGGTTTCACAGAAGAGCAACTGACATGACATTACACCACATACCAACAATACCATTAGATAATGTTTTTAATTCAATTGAAGAAGAAGAATTTGAAAACATCTTTTTAATGTCCGATAATATGGATGATTTAAATAAATTCAAACAAAGGTATGGTAATAGATTGATAACATTTGATGAATTTAGTACATCAGAATTAGATAGTAATCCATTCTTTAAAATGAATAAAGATAAGGAGTCAACTAAAAATCACATAAAGGAAATTGTTTTTGGGGCTTACACGTTAGGAATGACTAAAAAATTATATTGTACAAAATCGAATTTATCCACATTTTCAATTTTATCAAACTCAAACTTAAACTATAAAAGATTAAATTAACATGAATAAAAAAATTGCACTTATAACAGGAATAAACGGTCAAGATGGCTCATATTTGGCGGAATTTTTAATTGGAAAAGACTATGAGGTTCATGGTACGTTAAAACGTAACTCCGTTGCTGAAAATCAAACCGCAAGATTAGATAATATTTTCAATCAGATTAATTTACACTACGCAGATTTAACTGATTTATCATCCTTAATTTCTGTAATTCAAAAAGTTAATCCTGATGAGATTTATAATTTAGCGGCACAATCACACGTTAGGATTTCGTTTGACCAACCAATTTACACTGCAAATGTAACTGGTCTTGGAACCCTTAATTTATTAGAAGCGGTTAAATTAATTAAACCATCGATTAAGATATACCAAGCATCTTCATCTGAAATGTTTGGTAATTCTATAGATGAAGATGGATACCAAAGAGAAACAACACCAATGAATCCTGTATCACCATACGGTTGTGCAAAAGTATTCAGTTATAACATAGCAAGAAACTATAGAAATTCATATGGTATGTATATTTCTAATGGTATTTTGTTTAATCACGAATCACCAAGAAGAGGAACAAACTTCGTAACTAATAAAGTTTGTAAAGAAGTTGTTAAGATTCATTTAGGATTGTCCAATGAGTTGAAACTTGGTAATTTAGAGGCAACAAGAGATTGGGGTCATGCTAAAGATTACGTAGAGGCTATGTGGATGATTCTTCAACAAGACACATCAGACGACTATGTATGTTCTACAGGAATTTCACATTCAGTACAAGACTTATGTGAGTATACTTTTTCAAAATTTGGATTAGATTATAAAGAGTATGTTAAAGTTGACGAAAAGTTTTTGAGACCTGAAGAACTTCACAATTTAAAAGGTGATTCTTCAAAATTAAAATCAATTACTGGATGGGAACCTAAATATACTTTTGAAACAATGCTTGACGAAATGTTAGAGTTTTGGATAAACTATTATACTAAAAAATAAATTATGATTACAGTACCAGTAAGTGTTGGTGAATTGATAGATAAATTATCAATTTTACATGTGAAAAAAACAAAAATTGTTAATCAAGAAAAATTAACTTTTATCAATAAAGAATTTGAATTACTATATAATATGTCATCATATTATTTAAATGATGTTGAAATATCAAAACTATATCATGAATTAGTTGATGTTAACTCAAAATTATGGGAAGTTGAAGATGAATTAAGAGTCATTGAATCAACTAAAAATTTTGATTCAACATTTATTGAATTGGCAAGAAAAGTATATTACACTAATGATGAAAGATTTTCATTAAAAAATAAAATTAACGAGTTAACTAATTCTGAAGTTAGAGAACAAAAGGATTATATTGAATATAAATAAAACTTTAAATTAAACTAATGGGTACAAAACCAACAAGAAAATCTCCAACACCAACTCCTTTGGTAAATGAAGAAAAAACCGCAAGAACTAAAAAAGAAATTATTTGTTCAATAATTAAGAAAAAAACTAAAGAAAAATTTCTAACACAAACTCAAAAAAATTATTATGATGTTTTAACCTCAAGTGAGGTAACCGTTTGTTCAGGACCTGCAGGTGTGGGTAAAAGTTACATTACTATGAAAGCGGCAATTGATTTGTTGGCCGACCCAAACACACCTTACGAAAAAATAATAATTGTTAGACCTGCTGTTGAAGCTGAAGAGAAGTTGGGTAGTTTACCTGGTAATGTTGAAGAAAAACTTGACCCTTATATTTTCCCATCTTACTACCTTTTAAACAAAATTATTGGTAAAGAAGCGAGAGAAAAATTAAAAGAATTAGAAATTATCGAGGTATTTGCATTGGCGTTTATGAGAGGTATGAATATTGACAACTCAATTTTAATTTTTGAAGAAGGTCAAAACGCAACACCAAGTCAAATGAAACTTCTATTGACAAGAATTGGATTCAATAGTAAATTTTTTATCTCAGGAGATGTTGAACAATCTGATAGATATAAAAATAAAACACATAGTGGACTGTGGGACGCTATTGAGAAATTTAGAGATTCAAGCGTAATTTCAACCTTTGAATTTAAAGATAAAAAAGATATTGTTAGAAATCCTTTAATTACTAAAATATTACAAAAATACGATAACGAAGTAGAATGAGAATTGGAATAGAATTAAACGGAGTATTGAGAGATACTTTAAAGAAAATCCAACAAGAATACGAAAAGTGGTATCTTGAAAATCCTTTTAAAGAAGATGAAGAAAAATCTGAATATGAGGTATTTTCGGATTTAACAACTTTAGATATTTCAAAACATCTTAAATTTAAAGATGAAGACGAATTGTATAATTTTTTATACAAAGAACATACTATGGAAATTTTTGGTCATGCAGGTTCAGTCGAAACATCAAGTATGATGGATTTTAATGAGTTTTATTTAGATATGAGAGATTCTCATGACATTCTAATTGTGTCCGATGAAATGGGTAAATCAAAACCCGCATCATTATTTTTTATTTCAAAATTTGGTTGTTTAGTTGAAACTGTCAAATTTTATAGTGAATCCACAATTAATTCTCTTTGGGATTCAATAGACATTTTACTTACAGCAAATCCTACACTATTATTAAATCACCCAAAAGATAAAATTGTTATTAAATATGACACATTATATAATCAAGATATTAATGTTGAACATTCAATAACAACTCTAAAAGAACTAAAAACAAAAATAACAGAACTACATGATTAAGGTATTAGGCGAAAACTACTATTTCGATTTAGATAAAATTGAAGAGTATTTGGACATGACAAATAAGTCCGAAGAAAGTCTTGAAGATGATGAATTTTCAGGTTCAACAGACATGAAAATAAACATAATTAAATTTGAAATGGTTAAAATGTTAATGGATACCATCTTAACTGAACATGAAGAAATTGATGAGAAATTAGGTATGAAATCAAGTAACAATACTAGTATTCCATTTAGATTATCATTCAATAGCTTATTAAATAAAAAACTTATAAATCATTATTAATATGGACGCATCGTTAAACGAAAAAGTAAAATTATCAATTCAAAATCTAAGAGATAAAAAATCAAGAATTTATTTTTTAGTACAAGACACTAAAGGAAATGCAAAGGCATCTGTTAGATTAATCTATCAAATGGCAAAAACTCTTTTAGATTCAGGATTTAACCCAATAATTCTTCACGAAAAAAACGACTACGCAGGTGTAGTGGCTTGGATGGATGAAGAATATATGTCAATACCACATAAATCAATTGAAGGTCAAAATTTAGAAATTACTCCAGAAGATTTTATTGTTATTCCTGAATTGTTTGGTTACATTATGGAACAACTTAAGAATTTACCTTGTGGTAAAATCGTTTTAACTCAAAATTATTCGCACATTGTTGAAACATTACAACCAGGACAAAATTGGGCTCAATATGGGTTTTTTAAATGTATTACAACAAGTAAAAAACAACAAGAATATATTGAGAATGTAATGAGACAGACTAGTTTTGATATTGTTAAACCTTTAATTACGGATAGTTTTTATCCAAAAGAATTACCTCCAATGCCAATTATTGGTGTTCACACTAAAGAACAAGAAAATACTATTAACATCATTAAAACTTTTTATCTAAAATTCCCACAATATAGATGGTTTACATTTAGAGATTTAAGAGGTCTTTCTGAAAAAGAATTTTCAAACTCATTACGTGATTGTTTTGTCAGCGTTTGGATGGACGAAGAAAGTGGTTTTGGAACATTCCCATTAGAATCTATGGCATCAGGAGTTCCTGTTATTGGTAAAGTACCTTACTCACAACCTGAATGGATGAATGAAGATAATGGTGTTTGGGTAACTGACCCAAATATGATTTGTGATTTTATCGCAGACTTTATCCAAAATTGGTTGGAAGATAATATCAAACCAGAGCTTTACGAAAATATGAAAAAAACAGTTGAAAACTATACAAATAAACAAGAATTTGATACTACAGTTACCTCATTATTTGAAGAATACTTAAACGTAAGAGCAAATTCATTTGAAGAACAAATTTCTAAAACCGAAGAATAATATGAATACTAAATTATCATTATCCGTTATATTACCAATTAAATCATCAAAGGCAAGAAACTTTGATGAATATTTTGAAAAGGCAATTACATCAATTAAAACACAATCAGTTGAGATTGAAGAATTAGTTATTGTTCACTCATCAGAAGAATCATTAGTTAATTTTTTAAATGACTATAACTTCGAATCTTTAAACGTTGTTAAATTATTGTGGGATAAAGACCCAAATTATTGTGAACAAGTAAACTATGGAATTAGTAATGCTAAAGGTACTTGGGTTTCTTTATTCGAATTTGATGATGAATACTCATCAATTTGGTTCAAAAACGTTAAAAAATATTCAGAAGCGTATCCAAATGTCCAAGCATTCCTACCTGTAGTTGTTGAAACTGATGAAAAAGGTATGTTTGCAGGATTCACAAATGAAGCAACTTTCGCGGCTAATTTTACACAAGAAATTGGTTTCTTAACTAATGAAACTTTACAAAATTACCAAAATTTTCAAACTGCAGGTTGTGTTATTAAAAAATCAGTCATTGATGATTTTGGTGGGTTTAAACCATCAGTTAAATTAACATTTGTTTATGAGTTTTTATTAAGATTAACATATAATTCAACGTCCATAATGACAATACCAAAACTTGGTTACAAACATACTAACATGAGAGAAGGTTCTATCTTTTGGAACTATAAATTTGGTGAAGAACAAATGTTAGAAGACGAAGTTAAATTTTGGGTTCAAACAGCAAAAAAAGAATATTTCTTTGTTAACGATAGAAACATAAAATATCAATCAGACAATGTATAATGTTAGAAACTCTATCTGCAACAACAGAAGATGTTTCATCCAAAAAAAGAGGTAGAAAAACGGTAAATGTAAATTATTTTGATGTTAGAGAAGAGGATGCGGTTAGAAGTTTTTTACTAGCCGAAACTTCAGAAGAAAAAAACAAAATATATAATGAATACTTACGAGGACCTCTCGATAAGATGATTTCATCAATCATACGACGATATAAGTTATATCGAAAAGATATGGATTTTACTGAAATTCATTGTGATACTCATTCATTCTTGATGACAAAGGTTGACAAGTTTAAACCTTCAAAAGAGAAAAAGGCTTATTCATATTTTGGTACAATTTGTAAAAATTACTTAATGGGACAAATAATTAAAGACCAAAAAGAAATTAATAGAAAAGTATCTTATGAAGACATGTCTCAAAGTATTGAAGAAAGACCCGATATGATGTATCGTATTGATGAGGACATTGTAGATACAACAGCAATCATTGCGCAATATTTAAAAGAGCTACGAGATTTTATTGAATCAGAAAATTTAAATGATAATGAAAAAAAATTAGGGTATGCTCTAATTGATTTGTTTGAAAACTACGAAGCAATATTTTCAAGTGCGGATAATAACAAATTCAATAAAAATGTTATTTTACTTTCATTACGAGAAATGACCAATTTGAGTACTAAAGAAATACGTAGTTCAATTAAAAGATTTAAGAAACTATATATTTTAATCCAATCTAAAATGAAAACAGATTAAAAAGTATTTATAGATATGCCAAGACCTCAACGTAAAGAAATTAATTTTAGTAAAGATTCTATTTTATCTTTAATGCAGGAAATCTATAATGAACTTGTAGAGCAAAGACAAACCGCAATTAGAATCCAAAATAAAATGTTGTCCATGTTAAAAGACCCAACTGACATGATGTCAATTGGTCCTGTAATAGAAAAACAACAGAAAATCGTAAACGAATGTGTTGAAAAGAAAATTAGTTTATCAAAACTACAATCAAGTATTTGGGAAAAATCAAACAATAACACCGAATCTTTTTCACTTGCCGATTTGGATGACGACTTAATTCAAAATCTGATTGACAAGGATGTTTCAAACGATGAAGAATCGTACAAAATGAAGTAACATGCCAATAGATTTAAATCAAGGATACGATAGTGCAAAAACCGATATAAGTTCAATTAAGACATACATTGAAGTGTCTAAATCTGCAAAAACATTAAAAAGTACTGCAGGTAATTCAGAGTCACAAGGAATACCCGATATTGCTTCAGGATTAAATACAATCGCAACACAACAAAAAAGATATTTAAGACAACCACCAAATTCATTTAATCAAATTTTAGATATGATTGGGTTGGCAAATGGTTCTGGCTCATCTACTTTAGATTATTTAAAGAAAAAATTATTACAAACTGTTACAAAAATAGAACCTGATATTAAAAGGATTATCAGTCAAGAATCAATTCGTGCATTGGGTTGTTCTCAGGAACAAACGTTTGAAGGGTTTACGTCTTCAGAATTAGAAATTAATCCATTAGAGACACTGCCAGTTGGTCAGGGAATTTATATACCTGTACAGGCTATGGATATTGGTAGTATTTTAAAGGTCGACACTAATTCAAAATTAGGTAAAGTAATTTATGAAAAAGAAATCCCAAGTGTTTTACCAAATGAGTTTAGACCTTATGGAGGTGTAATACCATACCCAATGAACAAAGAGTTTTATGGGAGATTAAGCGGACCAAGTTCGACAAACTCATACAAGGGTCAATACGGTAAATATTATCAAGGAGTTTCAGGTCAAGATTTATTTGACTTTCAATATAGTCCAACTAATCAGTTTGGAGTAGACCAAGCATGTTATAGAGTTGCTCTTATATCAAAAGTTAATCCTACCGCCACTATTACGGGTGGAACTGAAAACAAAGTTGTAGATTTTTTAGAGGATTATTACGCAACAATTAAATTATTTGATTCTGTAGATTTTACTGCAAATTTAATGAACGTACTTTCAGGTGCGATATCAATTAAGGCTAATTTAGGTTCGGATGAAATACAAACACAATCCCAATTTTTATTAATTCTACAAAGAATATTGGGACTATGTTTTGATTCAAGACGAGAAATTGATGTTAGTGGAGTATCTAAAATTGCCGAACTTGATGGAGTTGATAAATCGTTTTTTGAATTAACTGAAGTAGATTTAAGAAATATTGATTTAAGAATTAGTAACATACAAAATGGTGTTATGGAATTTGAAGATTGTGAAAATGTTAAACTACCTGTTGATTATGAAAATATCATTGATGAATTAATTGGATTTAGAGAAAATGATAATTTAACTACGGAAGAACAAGTTCAGAATATTATTAATATAACTAACTCTTTATTTGAAAATCCTGATTGGAAAGTTTTTTTACCGACAAATGTTGATTTACAGGCGGCGGTTAATAAAGATATTATTAAACAAATTGCAGTTGCGGTTGCTGGGTCAGTATTAAGTCCAAAAGTATTGTTTCCAATATTTGTATTATTAAGAGTAGTACAAAATGACGCGACTGGATTATACAACCAAGTTGTAACATCGGCAAATACATACATCCAAAGTGGTAACACCATCTCAGGTCAAGTTAATAATATAGTTAATAACCAAGTTGATTTTTTAAAGACTTTTGAGTCATTTAACATTCAAGTTACATCAAAAATTGGTGCAATTTTTATTAAACAACTTTTTGAATTATTAAAGAAAGACATAATCAATTTATTATCTTCGGTAGTTAAAGATATTGCAAAAGGTCGTCTCGAAAAAAAATATTTAACAGTACAGAGATTAACTGATATTGCGTTAATTATACAACAAGTTGCAAGAGGAGTTGATGATTATAGGAAATGTAAATCATTGGTTGATGATATTTTAATAATATTAAAACTATTAAGTGGTTTCGCCCCTCCAGGTTCAAAAATACCTGCAGCGTTATTGTTATTAGCAGACTTTTTACCTGGCACGTCAGCTGAAAGGTCATCAATAAACGCCATTAAAGAATTACAATCTTTTGGAGTACCAACGGGAACATTACCTGATGGTTCACCAAATTTAATGTTATTATATAATTTGGCATCAAATAAAGCTGCAGAGAAAGAAAAGGCTCAAAACGGTAAAGTAGAACTAGTTGCCGTATCGGCCGCAGGACCTGTTAAAGTTAGTGGAGTATATTTGTAATATGAAAAAAGAAGAATTTGAAAATATTTTAAAATTGCAGTCCGATTTAAAGGACCAACCAAACTCAAAATTAATTGAGGTTATGGATAAGTTAACTACGGAGTTTGACTTAACCAAAGATAATATAATAAATTCGACTTTGTATTTAGACAAAATAGAAGAACTATATAATAACATGCTCAACGAATATCAATCAAGAAAATAATGAACGATAATACAATGTTTTTTCAGGTAACCGTGATGGATAATCAAGACCCAATGATGTTGGGTAGAATCCGTGCAAAGTTACTTATTGATAATTATGATGACATTGTTAGGTCAATTACAGACCCTCCATGGAACGAACAAAAAGATGCTTGGACAACAAGAGACCCGTTTGTTTTTAGTCCCCTTATGCCATATTTCATGTATCAAGTACCAAAGGCCACAGAAATGGCACAAGTACTTTATGTGAACAAAGATTTTAAGTATCAAAACCAATATTATATTCAAAATACATTTTCAAGTCCAACAACAACAGGATATGAATATTATCAAGGTGGAAATAAATTTACAGGTACAGGAACACAATTAAAAAACCCAAAACCTTTAAAAAATCAAGATGGTACTTATACGGACCAAGCAGTACACAAAGGTGTATTTCCCGAGCCAGGTGACAATGCCTTATTAGGTAGGGGAAGTGCCGATGTTGTTGTAAAACAAGATGAGGTTTTAATTAGAGCTGGTAAGTTTAAAGGAACCCAACTACAACCAAATATTGTACCCGTTGGGAATCAACAAAGGGGATTCTTACAACTTTCAAGATTTAATCAATCAAAAGTTCCATTACCAAATAAAACTATTTTAGAAACAAATGAAATAGTTGTACAGGTAAAATACTTAATAGAATGGACAATAACTAACCCTGAAAATACTCAAGACAAATTCGCTGGTACTGTATATCTATATCAATTAAAACCTGACTTATCTACTAACTCAAAAAATTTAACAGTAGGAACACCAGTAAATGAAAATCTTAAATCGTTAGTTGCTTCTGAGTCGTTTACTTTATTAACAAAAACTGAAACCATTAAATTTATTAATGATTTTATTAAGACTTGTAATAATCAAACATATACAGTTTCTGGAACTCAATTGTTTACAAGTGAACAAAATAAGTTCCCTATTTTTTATAGACCAAATAATTTAACTTATTCTCAAATTACATCATCTTCAGTAACAGGGGCAACTCCGTCTGACTCATATACGAATGTTTCAAGTATTTTTAATCAAATCAAATTAAACCCCGCACTTAAAGAGGGTGGTTATGGATTAATTTATGCGAAGAATAGGGTTGGAAAACCTATTGAGGTTAAAACAACTGTTATACCACAACAAACTTATTTAAATACTCAAACAACATACGGAGCGTTGGCAAGTGATACTCTTTATCTATTATCACAATCATCATCAATTCCTGGTAAAGGTAAAATAAACTTTGACGATACCTTATATGGTATTTCATTAGATAAATTTGTTGACGAACTATTACCAAAAACATCAAGTTTAGTTAGGGGTGAAGAACTTTTAGAATTACTTAATTTGATTGTTAGATTTTTAATTACTCATACTCACGCATATCCAGGATTACCTCCTGTACCTGTAAGTCAAGACGGTTCAAGCGTTTCTAATATCTTAACTGAAATGCAAAATGCTTACACAAAAATTCTTAATGGAAATATTCGACTTAATTGATATTTATATTAAAAGTATAAATGTCAATTTTAAGGTCCTACATAGATAAGAACAATACTATCACATCAAATTCATACGTTAATACGGGTAGAAACCCTATTATTGAATTGAATTTTGGTGCGTCAGATTACATAATACCAAATTTTGGATTTACTCGTTTCCTATTTGATTTGGATTTAAATTTGTTAAGAGAAAATATCACAACAGGTGTTATTTCCACAGGGTGTACAACAGGTATGACCCACGTCCTTCAAATGACAAACACATCATCATTTGATAATGAATTGTTAAACACATTCATGTCAAACGAAAGAAGAAGAGCAACATCATTCGACTTAATTTTATTTAGAATTCCAAAAACTTCAGGTTCAACAGGAAACCCTCAAACTTGGGATGAAGGTGTTGGATATGATTATAACGATTTTAATCTAACAAAGAATAGTGCCAACGGAGGTTCAACACCTCTTACATACGTAGATAGTCGTGCGTACTCGACTCGACCATCAAATTGGTATCAAACTACTACTATTAACAATTGGTCTCAACCAGGGGTTTATAACAACAAGAATGAAGGTACCGTAAATTTCTCAGGTTTAACTATTGTTGCAAGACAACATTTTGAACTTGGTAATGAAGATTTATTGATGGATATGACCAATGAAATCAATGGTGTATTAAATGGTACAATAACAGGAGTTACTGGATGGGGAGTTGCATACTTACCACAAATTGAAAACATCACAGGTTTAACCGACAGTTATAGTGTGGCGTTCTTTTCAAGACAAACCCAAACATTTTATCAACCATTCCTTCAAACAACATACGACGATTTAATTAAAGACGACCGTAACTTATTCTTAAAAAACCAAATAAATAAATTGTATTTATACATTTATCAAAATGGTGATTTTGCCAATTTAGATTCTGACCCTGTTGTTAGAATTGAGGACCGAAATGGTGATGCAGTTCCTGGTATGGCAACTTTACCCACTTGTCTAAAAACAAAAGGTGTTTATGAAGTGACCGTACCTAATGGATTTACAGGAGCAACACCATGTATGTTTTATGATATTTGGTCAGGATTGACAATTAATGGACAAGCATTACCAAACGTAACAAATCAATTTATATTACAACAATATACCGCAGGAATACAAATTGGTTCAACATCTAAGGAACCAAGTAAATTTGGATTTGAGTTTTATGGTATATTACAAAACGAACAAATCCTTAACACCGATATTAGAAAGGTTGGGGTTACAATTAAAAAGGCTTATACGGGTCAAGCACCATTAGAGAATGTTTCAGCATACTATAGAATATATGTTAGAGAAGGTACGACTGAGGTATTGGTTCAAGATTGGACACCAATAAACAGAACTCCAAACGAATATTACTTCATGTTTGATACAAGAGATAAAATACCTAATCAATATTATGTTGATATTCAAGTGAACACTTCAGGTGAGAAAGATACTTATAAGAAAGAATTAACATTCAACATTGTTAATTACAAAACAAATAATACATCATTTAGACAATAATATGAAAACAGTAAAATTAACCGAATCAGACTTAAACAGAATTGTTAAAAAAGTTCTACTTGAAGGGGACCGTGAAACGATGTCCAACAGATATATGTTTTTCTCAAACTTACAACAAATGAGAAGACAATGTGATTTACTATTAGACTTAGATGAGTCTATGGTTACAGAAATTTTAAACAATGGTCATGATTGGGCCGATGACCATGTTACTGAAGCCAAAAATAATTTAGACCAAGTTTTTGATTTCATGATGAATGAAACAAAAAACGACGACATGGACATTGATGATACGGATATGGAAATGATGGAAGGTAGAAAAAAAACAGGAACAAAACTTTGTGCAAGGGGTAAAGCTGCGGCTAAAGCGAAATTTGATGTATATCCTTCAGCATATGCTAATGGATATGCCGTTCAAGTATGTAAAGGTAAGATGCCAGGAACTGACGGTAAAAAACACTGTTCAGGAGCATATTGTTAATTTTTTTTATCTAATTATTGTTTTTATCCAAAAAAAGGTTTTATCTTTGTCGTAAATACTGACACAAGAATATGAAAAACCTTTCTCACAAATTAAGACGAGCAGTCCAAAAATCATTTATTAAATTAAAAAGATTATCTACACCACCTGTTGAAAGGTCTGCTTATGAACGAGATTGCATCGCAATTTGTAAAAAACTAATTGATTTAGATGACACCATTTTACTTCTCACACCTCTATCGGATAAAAGATATATCCGAAATGAAGAACACGAAATTTTTGTTATTTTAGAAGGATACAACGTAAAGGTGATTAATCACGTTTACTCATATACAGTATATTTGGAACAAGATTCTTGGAGAAACATTATCTCAATATTTGATAATGAAGTTGAGAGAAGACGTTTAGTCTTTGAAAAAGAAATAACTTCAAATATTAAACACTCACTTCAAAACATATTAGAAAAAATCTAATGAAAAAGAATACATTTAAACTTACCTTTTATTTTGGATTATCAATTTTTTTAATACCAATTTTCCTTATTGGTCTTATATCGTTTTATGCGATTAAAGAGAATTCTAAATCTACAAACAAGATTAAACCAAAACCTGAAGTTATTTTTGAAACCAAAGAAAAGGTTATTTACGATACAGTTTTTGTTGAAAGACCTAAATCAAAACCAACCCCTAAAATTTTAGTGGATTCAAAAAAAATAGATTCGACAAAAAATACAGATACCGTTAATTAAGATTTTTCAATTAGAATTTTTTGAATTAAAGATATTAATTCACTCTCAGTTATTCTAATTTTATTTTCACTCGATTCGTTTCTTGGTTTGTAAGATACCATAGTTGGTTTGTTACCCTTACCAACTTTTGGGTCTTTCTTTTCCTCTCTTCTTTTTTGTGAACAAGCGGACCTTTTTTCAGAATCACTCATTTTAGATGCAACACCCGCTGCTCTACATTTTGGATACCCTTTTGGGTCGGCGTCAGGTCTACCACATGGAGGATGTCCCCCACCTTCTTTTTTTCTACAAATGTTAACCCAAGGTCCTTTTGGTTGTGATGAACCTTTTGGTTTTTTCTTTGTTCCAAACCAAACCGCTAAATCTTCTTTAAGTGGTCCAACCGCTTGTTGTATGATTTTCTCAGGGTCTTCAATATCCGCAACATTACTCCCATCTTCATCATTTTGACCAGTATAGAAACTTTTTAGGTATCTATCCACTTGAGCAATTCTATCTGTCCTTTTTTCTATTCGAGCTCGTTCTTCAGGTGTTTCTTTAAAATCACCGTCAGCTTCTTCATAGGCTAACTCCGCATTATTATAACTATAAACAGGATTAGTGAATGGAGCGACTTGGTCTTCTGTCCACGGTTGTGGAGATAATACTATTGGTACTTTGAAGTTTCCTGCACTTCCCGAACCTGTGGCTTCACTAATTCTATTTCTTTTCATATACTTACTATAAATATATCGTTAATACATTATGGAACAACAAAAACAACCAATTGCGTTTCTATTTGAAGAGGTTGCAATATACAAACCTGAGGATATTGAAAATTTAATCGATAACTTGACAGAAGAACAGGCAAAATTCATGTTAATTAGGGCAGTTCAAATGGGTTATAAGAATGGATTATATTCATTAACCGAATCTGAAATTGTTTCTAAATCACTTAGAATGTTAAAATAAAAAAGGGGTCTCACGGAACCCCTTTTTTTATATCTTACAATTTGTTACCACAAGTTGGACAAAATTTGTATTTTGATTTTGTCTTGGTACCACACTCGGTACAATAATGTTTAATATCCTCAGATGTATTATTTTTATTACTTAATGGTAATATTTTAAAATTCATACGATGTGACATCCAAGAATTAAAAGTTTCATTTGAACTACTAAATTTTTGATTGGATTTTTCACCCTTTTCAATTCTACCTGTTTCGATAGATTTTTTGGATTTAAGAGTTCTAATGTTTGGACCTTCAAATGTGTTAGTATTACTATTAAGAGATGTCATAGTAATGTTCGCACTTGATGAGCTGGTAGTAAAAGTCATATCACCATAATATGGTGTACCTGTATTAATATTTGTCCATCCAGCGTTCCAATTCCCACCCGAAAGATGAGGGTATTGATTAAATGTTTGTTCATCATAGAATTCAATACTAACAGCCCCATTTAAATCAATTGCATCCCTATTTGAAGACGTATCTTTTACTTCGTAGGTACTGAACTCAAACTTGTTATTTGAGTCAAGGAAACGTTCTAAAAATACTCTTTGACCTGGTCGAATAATAAGTCCACTTGTAAAAACGTACTTACCATTCAATTTGATTTTACAAAGAACAGAATTTTGGGTTGGGTTATGAATTTCAAATTCAAAATTATCCTTATCGTTAAGGAATACGGTGTTACCGTTGTAGATTTTAAGACGCGACTTGTTTTTTGTAATGTGAGCAGTCGGCTTGCTCGCGCTAGTTGTTGTGTAATACATTTTTTTTAATTTTAAAATAGTTAATGACTATGTTACCAATACCTTTGTGTCCGTGAATACTCAACAGCTTGTTATGGCTGGGGACTGATAAACTAAAATCTTAAAATAAATATAGGAGATTCGAAAAAAAGTTGTATATTTGTATTGTAATTAAAGGAAACGATTCAGATACAAAGTTTTTAATTACATGGATAAGTCTAAACCGACTTATTTAAAACAGGGAAGGAACGATTCAGATACAACACCCTGTTTTTTATTTAATCAACCCAAATAACTATTTGATTTTCACCGACTCTAAATGGGTTGTCATAAGATTCTCTGAATACAGTTGATATTACCAATTTCCAAAAATTATCCTCAACATGTTTTGGTATTATCGCTATTGCAATTTCTTTTTCAGCCGATTTAACAACAAACGCATCATTATGAGTAATATTGTGCTGTGCGATTTTTTCGGCAATTTCTTTCAAAGATAAACTGACTATGTATTTTACTTCTGAGTTTGAAATTTCTTTTTCATTATAATTTTCAATATCGTTCCTTGTTTTTCTATCATACGCGTGAATACTTCTATCAACGTCAAAAGAATACTGAACTTCAAAAGAAGACATTAATTGAGCAATTCTTTTTTCCAATAATAAATGTTCCTTAATTAATTTTCGTAAATTACTCATATGTTATAAATACTTTTAAAACAAAAAAAGGAGACAATTTCTTGTCTCCTTTCTTATAGGGTAAGATATTGATTATCTCAATTCTCTTAAGTCGAATGTTCTAACTCCATCAACTGTGATACGTCCGTAGAAACGGTTGTTAACCATTTTCTTAGCGTAACGTGTCATAATACCTTTGATAGGTGTGAAGTTGAATGGATTGTACATTGTAGGTGTTAATTGTAGAGGTACATACGGTGCGTAGATGTAACCTGTGTCAAGTAAAGATGTACCTTTGTGACCCAACAACACTTGGTTTGGTGGGAAGTAAGGGTCTCTATACACTTGGTAACGACCTGCCAATGTACCAACTCTTTCAATACCCATGTTGTATTGGTCTTGCTCAGGAGCCGCGTTTGATACGTGGAAGTATTCCAAGTCATCAAAGATAGCACTGATTTCAGAAGAAACAACAATCCAGTTAGCTCCACCTCTTAAGGTAGATTTGTGGATTTGAGCCGAAATTTGGTTGATAGCTGTAATCAATGTTTGATTCCAGTCTTTTTGAGTGTAAGGAACTGCACTTGAACCAAGACGCTTCCATCCGTTGTAATCCCAACGTAAGTTCCAAGCCGCACCTTTACGTAAATCTCTTAAGATTTCACGGTCGATTTCAGCCGCAACTTGCTCAGACAATAAAGCTGTTAATTCAGCTTCAGCGTCGATGTTGTGGAATGCTGCAACGTCTTGAGCCATTTCTGGTGACCATTGAGCTCTTAATTTTCTTTCTGTTACAGAAACTGTAACTGACATAAGGTCGAAAGATACCTCACCGATTCTATCTTCAAACTCTAAGTTTTTGTAGATTCTGTATTTAGCAGTAAATGCGTCGTTAACTGTTGTATCAGATGCAAATGTTGAACCTGTATAACCGTCCATAGAACCACCACAAGTAATACAAACTGGTACTTGTAAATCAACTTCTAAGTAGATTTTACCTTCAGCATCACATAAGTTGTCATATTGACCACCATCAGTTTTACTGTTAGGGAATACTAACGTTTCGTTGTTATTACCATATTGTACGATACCTTTACCATATCTTTGAGTTACAACTCTAAATAAGTAAGGGTTAGTTGTGTTACCTGAAGTGAAAGCGTTACCAGCAGCACCATAGATAGTTAAATCAGATAAGAACGCTTCGTTGTCCATTGGTTGACCATCAGGACCGATTAATTTACCTGCTCCATCAGATGCAAAACCTGACATAACGATTAACACTTTTCTGTAGTTATCCTCAGTATAAGCTGAAGGAACCAATTGGTCAGCCAACCAACTAACAGTAACTACACTAGCACTGATAGCAGAATATTGACCTTTAGAGTAATCGAACAATCCTGGAGGGTCCAAAGCTGGTTCGTTACCTTCGTAGAATCTATCGTAAAGGTCTTTAGTGTTGTTGTAGTCGTAACCACTGTTTGGTGTTTGTCCTTCCGCAGCATTTGGTGAACCATAAGGTGCGTAGTGAATACCTGTGTTAGCTAAGTTAGCTGGGTCAGTATACGCTTGGATGTTAGGTACGAAGTAGAACAATTTACCGATAGGTAAGTTCATAGCTTGTACTGATACGATATCATTCGCTAATAATTTAGAGAATACACGTCTTACAATTGGGAAAACAACTGTTTCAAATGCACCTGTATCAGATGTAGATGATGCTTCGTTGATTAAATACGATGCTTGGTTTTCGTATAATTGTGCTACGTTTTCTCTCATGTGACCTTTAAGACCCTCTAAGAATCCTAATTTGTCCCATTTGTTGATTGTGTCTTCTTTGATAACTTTAAGGTGCTTAAGACCGATGTTACCTACAAGACCTGATTCTAATAATGCTCCCATTTTAGTATTTGTTTTGTTTTTAAGTTTATTTTATTTTTATTTTTTAACCAATTTTACCCATCAAATCTTTCATTCTTAAGAATTGTGGATTTTCATAAGTTTTTGATTCAATCAATGTTGTAGACGAACCTGTAGTTACTGTTTTGTTTAGTTTTTCACCAACTGATTCGTTTATTGATTTTGTTTCTACCTTATTCAATTCATCTTTGATTGACTTATAAAGATTTTTAGATTCTTTTAAAGTTTCAACATCGTCAAATCTTCTAAGGATGTTTAATTTTTCTTTTTTAGTAGTTGAGTGTTCTGTGAACAATCTTGTAGCGTAAGCCAAGTTTGAGTTAAAGATTGCAACTTCGTTAAGTTTTTCTCTAAACACATTCAATGCTTTTCTGTACTCTTCATTCTTTTCTCTCAACATTCTAACTTCTTCTTGAGTAGATTCAACTTTAACACCACTATTACCATAATTGTAATTTCTGTTATTAGTGATACCTTTTCTTAATCCTCTACCTTCTTTGGAACCCATTCCATATGTTCTAGCAGCTTCTTTGGTTTCTCTCTTTTCAAAACCTGCATCATCTCTACGAGCTTTAGTAGACTTAAGGTCTTTAGAAGCAATCTTACCATGCTTCATAGCTAATCTTTCGTCTTCTTTGTCTTTGTATCCTTGACCTTCTTTAGTTTCTGCTTTAACAACTTTGGATTTACCTCCCATATTTTCACCTTTCTTGTAATCGAATTTCGCTCTACCAGTACCCATTGTTTTAGGTCCTTCTTTTTTCTTTTCATTGAATCCACCTTTACCAGGTTTATCAAATTCAAATTTCTTTGGTTTTAAGTTCATTCCAACACCTTTAGGTTTGTAAGTTTCATTTGTTAAATCGTCCATGTCGTCATCTTCCATCATTTCAGAATCATCTTCCATCATTTCAGAATCATCTTCCATCATTTCAGAATCATCTTCCATCATTTCGTCGTCTTCATCTAATGTGATTTCGTAAACAACTTCTTCTTCATCTTCAAAATCTTCAACATCTGATGAGTCAACATCAGATACATCACCATTGTCAGAAAAAATAGCGTTGATAACGTCGTCAACAGATTCGTCTTGTTCGTCGTAATTCATATCGTCTTCTTGCATTAATTCGTCTTCTTCAGACTCACCAAGCTTAACGAGATATTCTACGTCAGCATCGCCATCAGTTAAATGAACGTTTTCACCATCTTTTTTTACGATGATTCCGTCATCTTCACCCATTGCTTTAAATACTTTCAAGATTTCCTCGTCAGAAGCGTCAGTTAAATCTATTGGACTTTCTTCTGAATCCATGTCCATATCCATGTCCATATCCATGTCTTCTTCATCAGAACCCATTTCCATATCC